AGCTGTAACATATCCTACACTTACAGCAACAAATTGTACTATTGCTAGCAATTTTTCAACTAGTGCTGGAGCTCTTACTGCTAATGCAAGTACATCTCCTAATACAGCAGAAACTTCTATTAGTTTTATGCGTCTTACTCAAATATCAACTTCCGGTAATGGATTGGTTCCAACATTAGCTTATAGCGCGGGTTCATCTATTTCAGGTTCAGCAGTTGTTGAGTTATTTGTTATACAAATTCCTAATGGAGCTAACTAAGTTATGACAAAAAATATATTTTTTTTTAACTGTATGTTAAATGGTCGAGCGAAGCGAAGACCGGGGAAGGATTATTTTCCTTCCAAGCTGGCAGTATTCTTCCCCCTCTAGCGCCCCCCCCCACTGGTACAGGGGGGGTTAAAGAGGGTAAGAATACGGTAACCAGCTAGACAGGAAAAACAGTTCCCCAAAATTAATTAATAATTAATTTTTTATATATCGTCTAATACGACGTTATTTTTATCCCGGCCCCATAGGGTTTCAGACGAAGACAAGCCATCGGCGCAGTCGAGTCTGAAATCCCCACTATTACGGGCCGGGATCTGAGGCCACCCATCTCCAGAATCGTCAGCGTAGCTAGATTCGCCAGTTGATGTGGTTGCCTCAGTATCCAGTGGTAAATGGCAGTCTTTTTCTGTGATAAAGCGTACATCCCATCTATCAGCCGATAGCTTGCAGCGGTCTGGCGGGAAGTTGGAGAATACAATAAACCAACATGTACGTGCCCATTTAATCCGACTATTATATTTTGCCGAAAATGCTTTGCCGTTTTTGATCGATTCGATGACGCCATAATTAATATGTTCTTGGGCGGAGCGAGGAATATCGAAGATGACGATAGGTTTACCCTGCCAAGCGTGAATAACGTCACTAGTTTTTCCGTTCTCAAGTGCTTCAGCTTCTTTGTGAAAACACAACCAGCGACAAAGTGTACTTTTTCCTGTGTTGCCAGTAGGATCAACATACCATATTATCTTACGATCATCAGGTTTGAAATCAAGTTCCTTGATGAGTTTTTGTTGCCACGGCCAAGGTATCCAATCTTTCATCTCTGATTTAAGATCTTCAATTAGTTGTTGCTCTTGCACAATTTGTCTTATACTTGCTAATCCCGCAGGGTGTTTGATGGCTTGTTCTGGATACTTTATAGTTAAATTATGTAACGTAAGCTCTTGAGCGTCTTGACATATGCCAGAATAAACACTCTTGTTACCTTGATGTTTTTCTTTAAATATAATCTCGAAATAATTAGGATCATATAAAGGATCTTTGGATTCTGATTTTTTGCAATATAAAATACTTGCATCTCTATTTTTTCGAGCTATGGAACCTCTTATTGGACAATTTTTTAATATTGTTTTTCTTAAGAGGCGTTTTAAGCTTTGCGCTCCAGATAACGCTTCATTCCATTCAACGTAACCTTGTAGATGAGGTCTTTTAGAGTCAGGGCAGATCTCGTAACCTGCGATTAAATAGTCCAGTCCTTTTATGCTTGAAAGGCTCTTTATGTCTTCTGCAGTATAGTTGAACCAAGTAAAATGGTGGCGACGACCACGAGTTATAAGGTATGACTTTTCGACATCGTTTGAACTTTGGGTAATTTTTTTATTGGCCATTATAGAGTATATATTTTTTGTGAATATAATTCTGTGTAACTTTTTTATTACAATATATACAATGGGAAATAAATGTAAAATATTAATTAATTAATTAAATATAAAATTATCTTTATTTATATATTATGTCTCGACGTACCACTCGAACGAAATCCAAAAATCCACCTCGAGCTCCTCGTAAGCCTCGAGCTCAACAACCTGTTCAGGTTGTATATCCACAACGTTCCGCAAAAGTAGCATCTAATAATGCTCCTAAAAGACAAGCAGAAGGTCTATTTAGTGGTATAGGAATGGGTCTTGGTGGATTAATCGGTGGACCTGCTGGTGCTGCCATTGGTGGTGCAGCTGGTAATTTGCTTGCTCAAATAACTGGTTTTGGAGAATATAAATTACAAAATAATGTATTAGCTCCTCATGCTTTGTCTTCAGCAGATTCATTACATGGAATCAATGGTAGTGCTTTAACGATTAAGAATCGTGATACTACTGGAGGAACTGTTATTGCTCGTAAAGAGTATATTACTGATATTATCACTTCTTCCTCTGCTAATACATTTAAAATTCAGAATTTCTTCATTAATCCAGCTCAAGCAGGAACATTTTCATGGTTGTCCCAAATAGCTGATAATTATGAGGAATGGGCTATTGAAGGAATGATTTTCGAGTTTAGATCCACATCATCTGATGCTCTGAATTCTACGAATACTGCTTTAGGTACAGTCATTATGGCTACCGATTATAATGCAGCAACTCCAAACTTTGTTTCGAAAGTTGAAATGGAAGACTATGCTTATGGTCAATCTGCTAAACCTTCTGTTAATCAGTTCCATTTTATTGAATGTGCTCATCGTCAATCTGTGTCTTCAATTTTATATTGTAGACCTGGTTCTGTACCATCTGGTCAAGATCAGAGATTATACGATTGGGGTAATTTCCAAATAGCAACTACTGGGTTTCAAGGAACATCAGTTAATATCGGAGAATTATGGGTACATTATCAAGTAGCTTTATTAAAGCCTAAATTATTTTCAAGTTTAGGTCTTGGTATTGATTACTTTCATTATGCTAATCTTACTGGTGTCACTGCAGCTGCTCCTTTTGGTACTGTTGCTAGTGCTACTGAGACTAGTATGTCTAATATTGATATTACTATGTCTGCAACCACGATTACATTTCCTATATCCCAATTAATTCAAACATTTATGGTTATTGGTAAGTGGTTTCAAGCTTCTGCAGCTGTAACATATCCTACACTTACAGCAACAAATTGTACTATTGCTAGCAATTTT